CAGGAGCAATTGCTATTCTTTGATTGATCACTTTCTTTAGAAATTTATTGATCCCCTCATGATCATTAAAATTCTTAGTCTCTTTCATCTTAAACTAAACACTTTGCCTGATCCTTTTCTTTTTATTTTATCTAATTCATGATCAAGCTTCTTTCTTTGTTTTACAAAATTAGCCATTCTTCTTGTTCTCATTTGTTGTTTAACCATCTCATTCTTTCCATTCTTCCATGCTCTCTCAGATTCATGATCCTCACAATAACCATTAGGAGACAGATAAGAAGAGGTCTCATATACTCCGCATTTCTTACATCTTCGCACATTACCCATAATGATCCTTATTACACTACCCTTGATATAACTGTTCTTTGATTAGGATGAAGTAAAGAATTTCCTGTTAATCTCATACCATGCCTTGACCCTATATCATTTTGTAGTTGTATTAATTCACTTAATGGCAAACCCTTTCTTGGAATCTTTCTTGCTAACTCTCTATGTGCATCACAAGTCCTTGCTCCTAAAGCTACGATCAAAGTATATTTATGTTCCTTAGGTTTCTTGGGGATCTTTCCTTGTTCAAATAATAATTTCTTATTCGCTTCAATCTTTTTAAATGAAGATAATCTTCCTTCATTTGTAGCGTTGATAATCTCAGTCCTTGCGATCCTAGTAAGTTTCCATGTTTCTGTTTGAACAATGTCTCTTAATGATCGAACTACTGAAGGTATAGATCTCTGATCAGCAAAAGATTCAGCGATCACAGATTGTATTTTTCTATTAACATCATCATAGTAATCATCTGAAAGGATCAATCCATGATCAACCACATTATCCATAGCCTGTTGATCAGCTAAATCCCAACTAACTGTTTCTTCAAAAGCTGCATCAGATTTCTTTAAGGTGATCCCCTCTTCTTTTAATCCTTCCTTGTAACCATGCATATAGGACTTCTCAGCATCATCTCTGATCGCAGCAACTAACTTTGATCGTAATCCTAATAGGATCCCATCAGCTATAGTCCTTACATCTTGAAGACGAGTTACATTAGACAACTGTCTAAATTCTTGATTAATTATTCTCCTAAGATCTCGTCTTAAGGTTGAAATATATCCGCTGGTTCTTCTTGCTCCTCTTCCTCCAGCGACTCCATATTGGGGGATTGTATCACCTCTGGTAAAATTAATTCTCCTTCAGGATCAAGATCTAATTCAATTCCTATTGCTTGGAACTTACTAATTATGTCTGCCTTTGTGGATAAATTTTGTAGCTTCATTTGCTCATTCTCTTCATTGATCTCAGCAAATTTAAATTCATAATCTGTAATCTTCATAATTTCTAATAACTTTTTAGCAAAACCTAATTCTATACATTCCTGAGTTTCCATGATCGTTCTATCCATCATGGTTATTTGTTCACCTTCTGCGTTTAAACCGCCAATACCTGTGGTATTACCGACAGCTAAGGGCATTACACCATAAGCAGAATTTACATCAGCATTTATCTTTTCAAGGTATGGTAACATCTCTAACTCTGACATATTCGGCATGACAGGGACAAATCTTGCACTTGATCCTCCTTCTCCAGAACTTATGATCGGAACAAAGTTAGGATTTCTTTTTGTCTCTTCAGCTATGTATTCTCCTAAACGAGATAATCCTTTCTCATCTACATTTGGAATATCTAAGAATCCTTTAGGGGGCCTTTCTAATCTATAGATCTTATTTTGATACTTCTCAATTGCTAAACCTGTCTCAATCTTTCTTGCTAATCCAATGATCGGAGACTGTCCATACAATCTTGCTGAGGCTGAATACTTATTAAAGTGTATAATTTCATCTCGAGCAAACGGGATCTCTTCGTCTTCATCTTCAAACACATAAGCAACAGGAACAGTTAGGGTTCCATCCTCAGGATCAAATTCCTGATCCTCCATTGTAGTTCTAGTAATTGGATTCATCCTTAATGATTTTTGGAATCTACCAAAACGATCAGTCATGAATCTCATTTTCTTAGCATCCTCAATCCACAATTGCTTTACTTGTTTTCCTACTATACTGCCACTTTCATCCCTAATATAATCATAAACTATAGAAATCCAACAGTCATCAAAGATCTCTAATTGCCTTGCTACTGCTTTAAAGAATTCCATCCCAGAGATATCTGCGTCACCTGCTGAAGGATCATCAAGTAATTTATCTAAAACTTCTTTTTGGATCTCAGAAGGATTGTCTACAATTGGTTCTAATGACCAACCTTTAGTTACTGTTTGGGATGCTATCTTTGTGATCACAGTTCTAAGATGTGAATAATTGTCTGCTAAGTATTCCAGATAATGTTGATCATAAGGAGGCTGCATTTTATCAGGAGCATTTGAATACTCTGCTGACGCTGAGTCATATGTAGGAGTTCTTGCTTCTTTAATTAATTGAGTATCTAAGTATTCTTGAATACCTGACTTCTTTACTGGCTTTGCTCGGAATCTATCGAATATGCCCATCTTACCAATCAGGATCAGAACGCCTGAACCTATTAAGCTTATCCCTAATTTCGGGCGATTTTGTATAGACTTTAATTGATCGTTCTACTATTGCTGCCATTGTTGTTCCATTGACTTTAGCAAGATCCTTAATGTCTCGTTTGACCGTCTCATTAAATTTTCTTAGCTCTAATCTTACCATGTGTTACTTATGGGTAGAAAGAACAAGGTGATCACTTGGAAACAACTTCGGGAAAAAGTTAAAATGATTTGTCTTACTACCCATAAACATAAGTTAGAACACACATATAAAAGTATATCGCCATCTATAAACCTATCAATAATTGCCATAATGCATAAAGAAACATATAGAAAACAGCAAAAAAGATTACTAACCGTACCATATCCGATTCGGAGGGGATCCTCAAAAGTTATCCCAAGAGGTAAAGACGATCCCCTTTGATTCTATTTCCTGTATTGCTAACTCACACATCCAAAGTGCTACAACTGAATCAGCAGTATGTCCTTCTAATTTTCCTCGATCATTCCAAGTTAATTGCATTAAACCATCTACTAATTTCTTTGATCCCACTGATCCTTCATCTTGCGTATCTTTAGCCCACGGGATCCTATAATGTCCCTGTTCCATCCTTAATGCGATCACAGGAATACCGATCTGTCCATGATGTTTCTCTGATCCTGTATTGTGTTTAGCTATTGGTAAACCTGCTAAGGTTTCAGCAGCGTGAGCGACTAATCTCTGGAACCCGTTGGTCTCGATCATTATCTTAGTTGGATTGTATTTACGGGACATTGAGACTATATTATCCACTTGTTTCCTTAACCAACCTTCACCCTCTGCTAATACTTTACCTGTCCATTGGTAAATTACTTGTCGATCATTAGTATCTCTATTCCATGCTAACACACAGTAAGAGGTCTCATCATTCTTTTGATCAATACCTACCGCAAGATCTACACCCATTACTATCTCCCAATCATCAGGAACAATACCCATACTTAATTTAGGATCAAGACATGG